TTGGAGCCGAACTTAACACCACAGTAGTCCTCGATGTAGGACAAGGTGCTGTCCAAGATGCTGTCGATGTACGTGTCGTCGTCATCGAAATCTACACGCAGGTGAACCTTGGCTTCGGCTCTCGACGGGAACTGCCCGGCTGAGAGGTTACCAGTCACTGTCGGTTTGCCGATCCTGACGTGTGGGTGTTTGAGCATCAGAGTGGGGGTGGGAACCCCGACCCCTGGTCGGAGGGCATTTGCTTGCTTGCCGCCAGGAGCCGGGGATTACCAATCAGTTGTTACGCAACAACAACGTACCGAGCGGAAGCCGCGTGAGCCACATCGCAGTTCGCGTAGTAGTTCATGATCATCCGCGTAATTCCCTCAGCCGCAGAGGTATACGGATCAACAACGAGGTCTGCACCGCCCCAGTAACAGCAGTACACATCGTTCATGTTCACGAGGAAGAACGGCTGGGCATCAGCACTGTTCGTGATAGCCGTAGTACCCGTAGTATCGTACACCTCGTTGTAGATGTTGTTGTCTGCGGCGGTCAAGAGGCTGGACGTAACCTGACTGTGACCGAAAGCCTTGTAGCCCGCAATCGTGCCATCAGCTTGCAACGTGGGGATGCCGCCGTTGGTGACCGCCTGTTGGCTCCGTGCCACCGCCAATTGAGCGTGGCTTCCGAAGAATGCCGCGCTGTTGTTCAGGGCATCAGCGTCTCCCAAATCAGCAATGAGGTTGTTTGCCGAGATGAAGTCAACGCCGGGGATCGTGGTGGCGGGAGTCGTGCCACGCTTCACCTTGTTTCCATTAGCCGCCCAAGTGGTGAACGCATTCAAGTCCATGAGACCTCCGGAGTGGCGGCGGAACTGTGCGGCAACAACGGCATCGAAAGTGCCATTCGCCATAGCGAGAGTCTGATTCGACACGTCGATGCGAGACGCGATGCGCTTGGCATCAATCTCCTTGGAAGTGATTGGAGAACCTCCGGTGTTTGATTCAACCTCCGTGCGGTTCAGCGTAGCATCTGTCGGGAGGCTCGGCAACTTGATTGATCCGGCAACTCCAGTGATGCGGTTGCCACCCGCCTGTTCAATGACAGACTCCGGTACGAGACCCGGAATGACGTTTTGCTGGGTCGTGCCAATAACACCGCTGGCGGTGGATGTGGCACGGTAGGTCAACGCCATCGGAACGAAAATGTTTCCGCGAGGGTTCACACCTGCGGCAGAGAACTCGGAACGAGCCTCTTGGTGCATCTCTGCCTCGCGACCCTCCAGGCGACCTCCGTTGACCAGTTGGTTGATGGCATCGCGCAGGGAGTACTCCTTGGCGTGTTGCTCCATCTCGCGCTCCTCGGACTTGGAAGCCTGACCCGCGAGGTTCCGGGCAAGGATTTGCTCGGTCTTCTCGGCGGACTCGATCTTGCTGTCGAGGGCGAAGATTGATTCGTTGAGGTCAGCCTGACGGCTCTCCTCGGACTCGGTGAACTCGCGGTCTTCAGTTTGAGCCGCATTGACGATGCCCTCCAACTCGGTGATGAGGGAGGCTCGTTCTTCCTTCAAAGCAATGGATTGCTTCATTTTTTGGGGGAATTATGGTGATGAATGGAAAGAAGTGCCTCCGCTTGTTTCCGCTTTGGAGCAAGTGTCGGCGGGGTTTCGTTTTCAGGGGTCGCCTCGATTTCCTTCTCGGCTTCGAGAGCGGCAATCATGTCCCGCATTTTGACCGAAGTCTGCGGGTAGGCGGGACTGACTACTGGCGAAATGTCTGCGATCCTCGCAACACGCTTGATGGTTCGACGGTAGCTTCCGTCTTCCTTCTTCTCGTAGTCGTCCTCTCGCACGATGAAGCCAAAGCTACTGCCTCGAACGTCACCGCGCTTAATGCTTTCTGCCAAGTCCTTGGCATAGGATTGGTTGCCCAGCTTAAAGCTGTAGAACAACCCGTGCTCATCGACCTTTAACTCAAGGGTTCCTTGACCATTGTAGCTTCGCGCCAACGGCATATTCTGATCGTGATTGAACAAGGCAACGACATCGTCATTAAGCCTATCGTCGAATGCCCCGTGCTGGACTACCTCTTCGACCGCGCCAATCATCGTGGGTTGCCCAAAGACTGCGGCATACCCTTCTACTGTCCTGCCTTCGTCAGCAAGACGCACTTCAGTATTTTCAGTCACTTCGATGTGACGGCGTTCAATTTCACTCATACATGGTTCTCTTTGCTCCTCTTCCATGGGGTCAGAGTTGCCTTCGCCACCCCCTTGTGGAGCCTCGGTTGGTCCTGGTCGGGGTTCGGGCTTTACTAATTGAGTATTAGGACTGGACGGATTGGATATGGGGTCTTGTTGGACACCACCAAATCCGGGAGCCTTCTGCAAGGTGATGTAGATCGAATCGTCGGTCTCCTGCACTGCCATCACGTGACGCTTCTCCGCTTCCTCCTGCGCCGCACGTTCGGCTTTATTGATCACTCCACTGCACCAACTCCTCATGCTTGATCCACCCCAAGCGGCGTACATGATGCTACCGCAGATGTCCTTGCCATCGTCATCGGTAAACTTGCCCTGATTGTAGACAACCGCTCGGCTCAAGAAGCTGAAAGTCCTCTTTACAGTAGACAGCGTCAAGCCAGTGCCGGACGACAACTGACGAGCACGAGTCCAACCAACCGAGGTTCCACAAGAAGTACCGTTCCGCTCCTTATGATTAAGGGCGCGACGAGCCGCTTTACGAGCCGCCTCCGGGTAATTACTGTACGTCTTCGCCATCCTGCTCTTCGTCCTCTGCCTCCGGTTCAGGGAGTTCGGGTTCGGGTTCGACTACCTCATTTTGTTTGTTCTTGGACACCAGCATCTCCGCATAGTCCCTCATAGCTTCCAGTGGCAATTGGTTCACCTGAACCAAAGACATATCACCATCGGGAACCGGATTGCGCTGTTCCAATGCGCGAACCTCATTTATGCTGAGACATCCGTCACCCAACAAAGTGTGATAATAGTTCGCACGTGCTTGCATATCGCCCCGCATGAGACTCATCAAGCTGAACCGGAACTCGTACCCTTCGCGCTCTACAGGGAGCAACAGCTTCTTACGCATCTCCTGCTCGATATTCACCACCCAAGGATGGATTGTGTGTTTGGCAAAGAAGAGGTCTTGCTGTTCAACGTTGCTGTACTTCTGATCCGCAACTTGCACCATACCCGTAGGTACATTGAAGATGCGGCAAATCTCTTCGACCTGGTACTTGCGTGTGGATAGTGCCTGTGCCTGTTCGGGCGGGATGCCGACACGCTCGTACTTCAGTCCTGCTTCGAGAATGGCAGTCGCGTGTGCGCTGTTCATCCCGTGATACTTGGCATCCCAAGTCTGACTCAAGCGGCGATATTGATCTTCGCTCAAGGTCTTGTCGGTCATCAGCACTCCGCTCATGTTGCCACCGCTACCGAAGAAGCTGGCTCCATACGCCTGTGCCGCATACGACAATCCAATGTTCTCAAGGTGCTCACGCACAGGGCTGATGCCCCGGAAGCACTCGATTGCTAACACGTCCTCGTTGAAAAGCACCTCATCGGTCTCCCGATACATATATATGCGCCGACCGTTCAGGACTTTCGCCTTGATGCGGTCAGGAGAGATGAGGTTCATGGACTTGGGTCGCCCATTGCCGTCACGATCAATCAATGCGTAGCCGCCACCGTGCATAAGAGCATCACTGATGATGTTCTGCCAAAAGTGGTAGGGCGTAAAGTACTCGTTGGGTTCGACCGCGCATAGCCTGTAGGCGATATGGTCGCTGTCCATGATCTTCTTTTCGCCGTCTACGCGGTAGAGACCTACATCCAGGCTTGCGATCGTTCCTGCGATTTTGGCGATACAGGCATAAACCGTGGACACCGCCAATGCACCCTCCTCACTAATGATGACCCCGGAACGGGTAGGGGCAAATGGATAGTAGAGAGCGGGATCAAAGTTCCGCTTCTCTTCCGGTTGCGGGCGAATAGCCTCCCGCAGACGACCGAATAGACCTAACCTTTGCTCCGACATATCCGGCAATTTTACTGAAACTGCAAGTGGCTGACCCTTACTGTGTTCGATTTCTTTTCAAGATGCGGCGTAAGATGGTATGGAAGCTTTGATAGCAACTGTACCTGTTGCGCCCAAACAGCAAGTAGTAGTCCTCCTCAACTGACCAGTACGCATCGACATTACGGTCGTAGTCATACAGCCGCCTCTGATACTCATCCACAAAGCCCTTCGGCGTGGACAGCTTTTTCGCCATAGCTAATTGTTCCTCACAAGTCTTCACAGGAATCTTATCGTGTAGTCTTCGGGGAACTGATCGTCATGCTGGTCTGTCATCGCCTCCCCCACGGCGCAGATCAGAGCAGTGATACCATCAATCTTGTCCTGCGACCTACTCTTGTCAGGCTTGCAGTTCATGGCAGGGTCGTAGCTGACTTCGAGGTTGCCCGCCATCCACCGCAGGACGGGATCGCCCTCGTGGTTTAGCTTGCCCTCCAAGAGCAACTTGTAGACCTCCTTCATAGGAGCAGACATACTGACGTAGCCCTGACCCATAGGCGACATCTCTACCCCATCGTTTGTGAGGTGAATGATAAGCTGGCTACTGTTGTAGCGGTCGAATGCGATGCTCCGCAGGTTGTATCGACGCATGATGCAATCCTCATCAAA